TACCGGCTCCGATGCGCTGGACGGGTGGCGGCATGGTCTCTCTCCTCCTGCTCGACCAGGGCCTCGGCCCAGTAGAGCTCTCGCTCGCTCAGAGGGAGGCTATCCCACTGGGATAGGGTCAGGCCCCACCGACGACAGAGACGGAGGGTGCTCCTCAGCCCCGCGCCGCCGGGGCCGCGGAGTTTCCCCGGGCGGCCTCCACCCCGCGCGCCGATGGGAGCACACCGACCGCGTGATCGATGGCGACCGACCCGGCCTCCGCGATGGCCGCAGGGTCGATGCCGGCTCCGATGAGCCCCTCCAGGACAGCCGCGCCCCAGGTCAGGAGCGCGTCCCCGACCGCCATCGGCCTCGGAGGTGGGGTCACAGGCCAGGTCGTGCCCTGGGGCCAGCACAGGCGCAGCGCGGCCGCTCGGAGCGCCATGGTCGCACCGAGGTCGAGGCCCGACCGGCCGGCGTAGTCAGCGATCGAGTAGGCAGCGACCACCCCGGGAGACCGGAGCGTCGCTGGCCATGGGCCGATCGTGGTGATGGTGGGAGCGTCCATGCGTCCTCCTCGACGTGGACAGGATCAGCGAGAGGCGATCAGCGCAAAGGTACCCTCGGGGCCGGTCACGCTAACAGGTCCGATGATCTCGCCCGAGTACGTGATCGTGGACGGATCGCCCTCCTTCACCTCGATCGAGGTGAAGATCACATCCTGGATCGCCCACGAGCGCGTCTCGGCGCCGTAGTTCGCGGTGAAGGCGAGATCGACCCCGGCCGCGTCGCCGATGCTCGACACGACAGAGACGAACCCCGCCGTCTTGCCCATCGCAAGCATCGGGAAATCGGCCGCCGGACTGGCAAGAGTCGCGGACCCGGAGAACGTCGGGATCGCGCGGGCTGCCTTGCGTGCCCCGACGACAGCACCGCGAGACTCGGTCTTGGTTATGACTCGTCCGGCAGGAGCGAGGCCGGAGATCGCGAAGTCGCCGAGCGACAGCGAGAGGGTGGCCGAATGGCCGCCGTCATCGGAGATCGTCAGCGTCCCATCGGTGAAGTTGCTCGGGATCAGGCTCACTGGGCACCCCAGAACATGATCGTGTAGGAGGCGGTAGCGGTGGCCGTCTCGACGATGTCCCATTTCGAGTTGGTGGTCACGTCGAGGCCGGCGGCGGAGAAGTCGAAGGCGATGACGTGCCCGGCGGTCAGTCGGATCAGATCCGACGCATCGGAGAAGATGCCGATGAAGTTGGCGGCCGGAGCATCGATCTTGATGCTGCCGGTGTTGCACTTCACGACCAGGCCCTTCAGTTCGTCGAGGTCGATCGCCTGCCCGAGCGCATCGAGGAGACTCCCAGCCGCCAGGGTATTGTAGCTCACCGTCTGGCCGGCCGTCAGACTGACATCGGCGAGGTAGACGCGGTCCACCTGGCCGGAGCCCTGGCCCGGCGTCCAGAATCGGCCACCCGTTGCGTTTACGAGGTCCGACAGGACAGCCCCGGCGGCAGGGGACGACGGCACGAGCTCCGCTTGGGCTCGGATGATCAGCGATGCAGAGAGCGAGGAGGCCATCAGGTACCCCGGGAGATGGTGAGGGAGGCAGAGAGTTCGACGACCACCCACTCGTCACCGGCTGGCGACTGGATGAGTTGCCAGCCGCTCGGGACAAGTCGAGAGTCACGCTGCGACGACGGGGAGAGCATGGTCAGGGCCTCAGCGACCGCGCGGGCCGACGCGTGGAATCTCGCCTGGTCGTTGATTCCACCGGCCTCCTCGGAGCTCGGACGGTAGCGCATCGGCCACGAGATGCGGATTTCATGCACGATCGATGACCGCTGGTAGGTGGCCGCGCGTCCGAGGTCCACGAGCACCTCGAGCTCCCTGACCGCTCCCCCTGAGGGGCCCGTCATCCGTCGTCCGCGCGACCAGATCGACACCGGGTCGATCCGGTAGCCCGTCGGATCGAGGCCCGTGATCGCCTCGTAGACACCGTCGAGGATGCTCTGGTAGTAGGCAGACCCGGTCACCACTGGGCACGCTCCGGAGGACACAGACGGATCACTGGGCCGGCTCCGCGGTGTGTCGTAGCAGCATCCTCGACGTACTGGATGCGCAATCCAGCGGCCGCAGAGACCATGCGGAAATGCGCGCTGCGCCGCTCAGTCTCCCAGGTGTCACCGGGTGCGCTCGGAATCGCCTCGAGGCACCGCTGCACCGACCTCGCGAGTAGCCACGGATGGTATCCAGCGACGGTGCGGATCTGCCAGGGACGGTGTCCGTCGTCCATGAGCTGCCGCAGGAGGTCCTCGTAGGCCGCGTCGATCTGAGGCTGCCATCCCTCGTCTGTCCCCCCGCTGCCCTGGGCCTCGGGCACCCGGTAGCGGAGCTCCGGGGACACCGTGTAGAGGTCCGTCGCCGAGACAGAGCAGGGTGGGACGTACTCACAGAGGTACGCCTCCTCCCTCCACGGGATCATGTCGCCGTCGGTCATGGCGAGAGCCCAGGAGACAGTCCAGCCGGCCCCCAGGGTCTCCGAGGCGCCAGGCGTCAGCGTGTAGCCCGCCACCGAGGAGGAGATGGTGCATGACGCCCCGGAGACGATGGCGGTACCGTCGGGTCTGGTGATCGTCACCGTCGCAGAGCTCGGGGCAACGAGCGCGCCCGTGGAGCCCCGACGCACCGGAGCCTCGATCCGCTGCGCGCTGCCCCTCACGAGGAGGAGCGGCACGCGGCGCCCGAGAGCGTAGGTGGTCGGGCTCAGAGCCACGCTCAGACCACCTTGCGCTGAATCTGCGCTCCGTACACCGTGATCGCGCGGGCGGCCGTCGTGGCCGTCTGGACGCCGATGTAGGGGATCAGGTCCGTCGCATCGGTCAGGGCAGCCGTGGTGTACATCAGCTCGTCGTTGATGTAGATGCGGGCGACCCGGGCGGTGTCGATCGAGATCGTGACTTTGTAGGCGGCGGAGGCGGTGAAGGTCAACCCGGTGTTGGTGGTGGTGTCGGTCCCGCCGATCGAGCTGATCACCTGCCACTTGCCACTGTTGACGCCGGCCTCGTAGCGGATGAACACCTGGTCGTTGTCCGTCGCGACGACCGAGGTATTCGTCAGCTTCAGGCCAGCCCACACGACCATCGACGTGATCGTCGCCGGTGCCGCGAAATACGCCTCCCATTCGACACATCGATCGGTGCCCCAGGTCCACGCCGACCACGCCGATTGATTGGAGTCGAGGTGGGGACAGAGGATGACCTGGTCGCCCGAGGTCGTCTTCGTGGTGAGCGTGACGCCACCCTCCGCGTTGAACGCGGTACACGACGAATCGGCGTTGGTTCCGAGCACCTCGAAGTCGGGATCCGCGATCATCCGGGTCGCTTCAGCAGGATCCTGGATGTTGGCGTTGATGCCGGGCTTCCCTCGTCCTCCGGCGGTCCAGTACAGAGCGACGTAGTTGCGGCCTGGGCGCATCCTCGGCGACCACGGATCCGCGCCCTTTTCGGTGCGGACCTTGATGGCGCTCCACACCGATTGGAGCCGAGAGATACCGGCGTGGAGCTTCACGGTGGACAGAGAGGAGGCGGCCATGCTCAGACCTCGACGAGTGCGACAGCCGCGGGAGGCCGGTGCGACTCGGGCAGGTGGTGGAGGATCTGCCGGATCGCGTCACGACTCGCCGGAGTCTGCGCCGGGACCGACATGTAGGATCGGATGCGGTCGATGTACGGAGCGCAGGCGTGGTCGATCTGGTAGTCGGCCAGGGACCGACCATTTCCGCGTCCGATCATCGGGATCAGACTGAGACACCAGGTCACCCACCCGGCGAGATCGAACTCAACGCGGGTGGTGCCACCGAACGAAACCGGACGGGTCCAGGCGTCCGTCCAGTGGGAGACCTCGACCCGATCGTCGGCGCGGAGTACGCGATGCTCGATCAGGTAGGTCGAGGCCCTCGGGACCGAGGTGCGATCGACACCCCAGGCGGTCGCCGGGACATCGTGACCGATCGGCACCCACCCATCCGCTTGACGCTGCGCGATGTAGCCGGATCCCCGATGCTGCATCGGGTGACTGGCCGCGTTCGCGCCGAGCCCAGGTGACCAGTAGGCGCGGGCCAACCTGGGGATCACATTCCCGTTGCAACACACGAGCGCCGACTCCGAGGCCATGAAAGTCCACGGCATCGGATGCGGATTGGCGACGACCACGCGCTGAGTTGCGAACGTCCCACCACCGACCGCGGGCGCGGACGCGAACGCCGAGACCGCGGTGGACGTTGGGGTGGTGATCGGAACCTGCTGAGTCGGCGTCGCCATGTGTGCTCCTCTCTGTGGGATCAGGTCTTCGAGATGACCGCGGCGAACCGAACCTGCTCGAGGATGCCGACGCCGAAGTGGCTGACGAACTCGATGTCCGAGACACCGCCACCGGTCCGCCGGGCCTCCATCGTCATGAAGCCCAGGTCAGCCACCATCTGCGCTCCGACGCCGAGTCCGACCGGCTGGTGCTTCAGCAGGTGCGATCCCGGCGTCAGGATGATGCCGTAGTCATCGGGGCCGGAGGTGTCGAGCTCGGAGTTGAGGTAGATGTCGATGTCGTTGATCCGGCCGACGTAGGCTCCGCGGGAGAGGCTCTGGATCCCCTCCTGAGCCTGAGGCGCCCACTGCACCGCCCCGCCGAGACCGAGCAGGTCAGAGGTGATCGCCTTGACCTGGGTTGCGTTGAGCAAGCACAGCGCCGGGCCGGTCACCCCGCGGTTCTTCATGTCGATCACGCCATCGTTGATGGCGGCCCACGAAAGGCTCGTTCCGCTCGTGCCGATCGTGTAGGTGGCAGACGTGGCCGTCGCGACGATGTCATCGACGAGCTTGTTGACGTAGGTGCCGACCGCGTCGAACGTGAACAGCGCGATCGCGTCCGGGCCGATCTCGCCCGTCAGAAGGCCGCCCTGGACCGACACCGCGAAGTCCGACATCTTGCGCGCGTAAGCGCGGCGGGCCGGGGTGACCGTCGAGGAGTTGGTCTCGCTCCAGTCGGTCGCGGTGGCAGCGGTACCCTCCGCGGTGGACGCCATCTTGCCGGTCCCGGCAGTCACCAGGCCGACCGAGACGCCGAGTTCGCCGAGCAGGGAGCCCATCATGGCGTCCCGCGCCATCATGCTGAGGATCACGGGATGACCAAGGATCGACCGATTCTTGATCGAAGAATCCAGCGAGAGTTGGAGGGACCGCCGACCGACCGCGTTGTTCGCGTCGCCGATCCCGGAGTTGGTGAACCAGGAGCCAGCAGCCATGGTGCGATGTCCGAGAGCCCTGATGTACCGTGGTCACGCCCGGCGGCGATGTGGGCCCATCTCTTGAAGGGCTACCACGAACCGCCGGACGTGTCAACCCCGCTGGAGACTACGGAGGCGGGCGGCGAACTGCGCGGGGTCGGTGATCCCACGATCCGCGAGGATCGCATCCAGTCCGACCGCCGGAGCCTGCCGACTCGCTACGCCCTGGTCCACGACAGCCCCGCCCCAGGCAGGCCGGGGCTGGGCGGAAGATCCTGCCTTCGCAACCTGCTTTTCCGGCTCGACCTTCGGCAGGTAGGCGGCCAGCGCGGGAGGGAGTTCGGGACCGGCCTCGCCTTTCGACGCCGCCGCCTTGTGGGCCTCGACCGTCGATGCCCACCATTTCGCCGGATTCTCCGAGCGCGTCGCCTTCGGTTGCGACTCCCAGGCCCGGCGGATCGCATCCTGGCCGATGTCGTCCGTCACGCCCAGCCGATCGAGCGCCCGAGTCTCAGCGTAGCGCGCCTCACGGACCCCGAGCTGCGACGCGAACTCCTCGCGGAGCCGAGCGGCATCCGCGGCCGCGGCCTTGCGCAGATCGGCGAAATCGGTCTCGACCCCAGCGAGCGCGGCCTGCAAGGTCTTGCGTTCCGCCTTCAGCCTGGCGATCACCGCTCCGGCGTCGCGACCGATCGGGGTGTCGTCGTCCCCGTCATCCGTCGTCCTCGGGAGCGTCCTCGACCTCCGGGTCGCTGACTCCTCGATCTCCTGGACCGTCCTCTGCGCCGTCGGATCCTGCTGAGCCATCGGGTATCTCCTCGTCCTCTGTGTCACCAGCGCCCGCACTCGCGAGCGCCTCGTCGATCTCGGAGCCAAAGAGCGCGCTATAGCCATCGTCCGGGATCGCTCCGACCCCATCCTGAGCCGACGCGATCGCAGCCGCACGCCGGAGCACCTCCACGACAGCCCAGCGGCAGCGCGGATACCCGGCCTCCACCGCACGGTCGAGGCGCTCCTGCTCCAGGTCGGTCGGAGCTCCGCCGGTCTGCTCCATCGAGGTCGGGATCCCGAGGAGCTGCATCGCGGCCGCCTCGTAGTCCCGCACCGCACGCCCGAGGATTTCGGGGTCGAAGCCAGGCCCCCACTGATGGAGCGTCCCCGGGAGGTCCGGATTGGTGTGCTCCCATTGAAGCACGGTCTCCGGACCCGTCGCGATCCCAGCCGCCTCCGTCGCCATCGAGGAGGACATCCCGACCAGGCGCAGTCCGATCACCGACCTCTGAGGATGCCCCGCGTCGGTGACCGCCGCGCTCCAGTGAGACCAGAGCGTCGAGACCCGGAGGGTCGCCTCGATGAGGGTGTCGGTCCCATATGGCCGGGCCGGGTCTCCCACGATCACCACAGGGCAGTACGGCCGCCCGTCCGAGTAGCGCCACGGGTAGGCACTCCCCGAGAGCGTCGCCACCTCGAGGGAGGGTGCGCCGAAGATCGCGGCAGGGCCCCACACCCCTCCCTCCCTCGGACCGCGCACCGTGTAGACCGGGCGATCGGGATCCGTCAGATCCCACTCGTCCCAGGTCTCGACCGTCGAGGTCAGACCAGACCCGCTCTGCGGGTGACGGTAGGCGATCCGACGGACGATGATCGGCTCCAGCGGGTCGTCGCTGGAGTAGACCACGTCGAGCTGATCCGGAGGGACCGGCTCGACGTAGATCCGCCGATGCCGGGGCAGCCAGCGCACGTACAGACCAGCCCAGCAGGCGCCGATCCAATACCTCTGCGCGATCCGCATCGACTCCGAGAGCTGCGGCGGCATCGGACGACCACCCGCGGCTGCGTACCGATCGATCGTCGGACGCGCCGCCCCACCTCCGAGTAGACCGTCGAGCTCCTCCCCGAGGCCAGTCACCAGCGGCGACGGGCACCCGAAGGCAGTCGCCAGCCGGTCTACCGTCACCCGGAGCGGATTCCGCGTCATGTCGGGCGGGCCGAGCACCTTCGCTCGGTCCCCCAGCATGGTGCGCATCGTCGCGATCACGTCGTCGCGATGCCGTCCGTCGAGCAGGCGCACCGCGAGGGCGGCCTGCTGATTCGGCTGGCGAAGCGTCCGACCCTGGTATCCGATGATGGGGGCCATACCGGCGCTCTACCAGAGTCGAGACGAAAAGTCAACGGCCACCGCGCCCCTCCACCATGTCCACGACGATGTACCGGAGCGCGTCGATCCCGTCTTTGTGCGGGTCGGTCTTCCGCCCCTGCCACCGGAGAAGGTCTTCGGCAAGATGTGTGCAACGGTCCGCCATCGAAAAGCGGGGAGACATGCCGACCATCATGCGGTGAAGGATCTCACAGCCCTCCCACACGGACCGGTCGTATTTGCGCGGCGTCCACATGTAGCGGAGGCCGGACGGGAGCTTCTCCGACCAGCCGGTGCGGGCTCCGACATCGAGCCCGAGGCGCTGTGCGATGGCGGCTTTGAGCCGCTGATTCGATTTTGCGCCGTTGCCACCTTGATATCCTCCGTGCGCCCGATCTCCGACCCACCGATCGATGTGCTCCACCGTGAGACCATGGCGCCCGAGCATCGACAGGATCCCCGCGGCATCCTCCTCCGCCTCCGTCCGCCCGTCCCCCTGATACTCGTCGAGCACCCACACCCGGGAGTGAATCCCCTGCCCGAGGACCGCCACCAGGACAGCCCTCTGCGCACCCGGCCGGCTGCCGTGGTCGATGCCGATCCCGAGTGGCGTACCCGGTGGGATGTCCGCCAACGCCATCGGCCGCGAAAGGTGCGGGCCCCACCCGGCGAAGTACGCGACATCCGGCCTCGGATGGCGCGTGCGACCCATCCGCATGTCCCGCTCAATCCCGGAAACCCCCTGCTCGAACTGCCGGATCTCCTCCGCCGACATCCACGGGACCGACAGCAGACCGCCCCGAGGTGTCACCGCATCGAGGCTGAGCTCGACCTGGATATCTCCGACCCACGGCATCGCGGGGTCGTCCACCATCTCCCACAGGTACGAGATGTCCTCTGAGGTCGAGATCGTCGGGGTGAATCCCTGATACATACGACCATTTCGACCGAGAAGGCGCGGCCATAGCTCGTCATAGACCGCCCGGGGTAGGGGCTCATCGGTGATCACCACGTCAGCCCTCGGCCCCGCGAGATTTTCAGCGGTGAACGTCCCGAGCCTGAGTTCTCCTCCTGCCGCCGGACCGGCGAGGATGTCGTAGATCGCGAGCCGCTGACCCTTGATGCCGCCGCCCTGGTAGCGGATCCCCTTGCGGAACATCGACCGATCGATCGTGGCCCACAGCGTCTTCAGCGTCGATCCAAGCTGCGCCCAGGTGTTTCCGGCGAGGATCACCGTCTGCGGGCCCTGGGTCTGCCATGGGAGTTCGCAGTTGAGGGCGCGCCGGGCCAGCTCAGCCAGCGCCACAGACTTTCCGATCCCGTTCGCCCCCCAGTAGACCGTCAGCCGGTATGGCGACGCGAACAGCCGCTCCTGAGGCGCGGTCCATCGCATCCGTCCAACCCCGTGCCTCGCGGCGCGCTCCTGTCGGTGGGTCGTCAGCAGGTCTCGAGCAGCGACCACCATCAGGACACCACCACCCGGACGAGCTCAATCCGCCCGTCCGCATGATGCACCGGCCGCACCTTGATCCGCCGGTACAACTCCCCGGCATAGACCTCGAGGTCCTCGGTCGTCGCCTGCTGGGCATCGGCAAGGATCATCGCGGCCCACTGCTCCGCGCTCATCGAGCTCGCGTCCACCCTCGCAGCCTCCGCCGCGCTCATCTGGTCGAGCTGCGCCGTCACCTCCCGAAGCGCCCGACTGGCCTGGACATAGGCCACTGTGTGCGGCGCCGCCGCAGACACCGCCCGGAGTGCGAGTTCTACGTGGTGCTCCAGGCGCTCCCTCGGCGACATCCGGACCATGTCTGCGGCTGAAACGTCGATCGGCGGCCGCTTTCTGGACCCTGGGGGGGTTGCGTCGCGAGACACATAAAC